TAACCGTACTTTGTCTAAAGAACTTGTATAATACCTGTAGTCTCCGTAAAATGGTCTTTCGTTTATATTTCTTCCTCCATATACTTTTATATCTAGTATATCTGAAGGGATTCCAAAACAGTTTATTAATGCTCTTAATCCTCTTTCAGTTCCTTTTGATTTTAAGAGTAAAGGGAGATTGTGGTACATCCTCTTATAAACCTCTCTTTGGTAGTTATCGAACGAGGTAGGTTGTATTGAAGCGTTTGAACCTGTTATAGACCCTGTTACATAGGTATTTATTACCTCACTTCCAGATTGGTAGGCTTGTCCTATGAATGATGTAAATAAATCTTCTATTGATTTATTTGAAGTATATAACTTTACTCCAAAATTTTTCAATACTTCAGCAACTAAGTCTTTTGATACTCCAAAATCTAATCTATTATCTGCATCATACTTATCTGATACTCCTTTCCCGTATATCCATAGGTTGTCAAAATGCTGACCTATCATATGTACAAATGTTATATAATTTGTATTATTTGGATCTTCTCTTAGAAAAGAAGGTATCGAATTAACTACTGCATTTAGGTTTCTTAAGTCGTAATTATTAGCTACTGCTAGTTGATTAGCATACCAGTTAACAGCCGTATTATTTGATGATGGTACGTTTTGGTATGGTTTAGTATTATTAGACTTAGGCCATGAATAACTACTTGATTCGTAGTATAAAAACCTCTCGTAGTGATCAAAATTATCTAGAATACCTTGTGTTAGGTTTTCATAGTAATATGTACTTCCAGTTATACCTAGAGATTGAGATGTAGCATTACCTATTTGAGCAAGACTTGATGAGTAATTCTCAATTAAACCTAACTTATATTTAAAATTTAGAAGTCTTTCATAAGCTGAGGAGAAGTGTATGAAGTCGTTATAGTCTGTGTGGTTTATACTTAATTCCACTCCTTTCTCGTTAAGTAAGGAATATATTTGACTATTTGTATTATTTACCGGGTAGCTAAATAATTCATTATAAGAAAGGTAAGCTGTAGGTACAGTCTCAACATCTGTTAATTCTAAGTTAAAATTAGCAGGACGTAAATACGGTAATGTTTCTGGTATAGAATCTATATTAGAATCTACAATATATGCTGCTGAGTCTGCAACTGTTTCTACAATGCTTAATGTATTTTTTATTTCAAACTCTATTGGAAGTGGTTCATACAGTTTTACAACTAGTACACTATTTCCGTTTTCTATAAGAGTATCTATATTAACTCCTATTATCAGGTTGTTATTCTTAAAATTTAAACGAAACTCACTAAAATATGATTGTGTTGTAAGTTTATTTTTAATTTCTTGAGTATATCTTACTACCTCTTCCTCTGCTAGGTCAAATGTCTGTAATTTAAGTTCAGTCCTATCTGGCGATATTTCTTCTATAAAAAAGTTTGCTTGCTTATTGTCAGGAGTATATAGGTCATTAAGGAAGTGATAAAGTAATTTTACATCTCCTGTATCGTATCCGTATTTTTCTATATCCTCTACTGGGTTTATAGTGAGTATGGATGCACCTTCTCTTCCTGCTGATTGTGCGTTTCCTAATTCTTTATAAGATATATAATTGTAATCACTCTGTAATATTTCGTCTACTAAGTCTAGTATGTGAAGCTCTATATAATTTTTAGTTGGGATAAATAAGCTATTAATCTCAAACTTATTTACTAGTTGAGTATCAGCTTGAGAAAACTGTTCAAACCCTGATATATTTTCTGGGTTGTCTTGATTAACTGTATATGTAATGTCTGCCATTATGTAGTAGCTGTTTCTAGGTCTAAAATTTGCTGATTAGCTTGTAGGAGTTGTTCTCTTAACTGTGCTATTTCATCTAATAGTGGTTGTATTTCTTCTGTGCTTCTTTCAAAATTTACTAATTCTGAACTCTTTCTTATAAGGTATTCATGTGAGTTAGTTTCTCCCTCTACGTCTATGACGAAATATAATTTCTCGTATAATCTAAAAAATTCATCTACAGTATCGGTATCTTCTTCAGGAACTGGTTGAGTAAATGTAGAGAAAGTACTATCTACTACTTTTCCAAATTCAATAGAATTGTAGACGGTTTTCTGTATCTTTACATTGTTATCCATTTCTTACTACTTTAAATATGTTTTGATTATCTACCACTGTAGTGCTTCCGTCCAAAGTCGTCTGTATTAATATACGATAATATCTCTCAGGTTGCAAGCCATCCATGTATACGTCGAAATACCCTCCTTGACCATCACAACTTACTTTTGTAAACTGAGTATCAAAATTCATAATCATTTCCTCTGTATTTTCATCTCTGATTCCCCAATAAGAGCCTGAAGGAAGAGCGTAATTAGTTAGATATACTGAACTAGTTGTAAATGTTCTAACTGGGTATTTTGGTTTTGCAGAAACTCTAAATCTCTGTTTACCTGTATTTACATATCTTCCAGTATTGTTTGTAATATTGATAGTTGAAATGTTATTTGAAAGAACAGTAAGACTTCCTGTACTGTAAACACTGTCATCCCATTTAAAATCTAAATACGGAGGGTAGATTGTATTTGTATCTGCACTAAAGTATTTCAGTATTATAGAGGAAGTTGTGTTAAACTCTAAAGCATTTGATAGCTTTAATATAAACCCGTTATTACCGATTGTTCCTGATGTCCAAAGCTTTACAGCTGGTGTTACATTTATATCAATATCGTATGTAGAATTCATAGGATTTGATTGGGTAAATTCAAGGTTGGTTGCTCCTGAAGCTGTGTACCAAGTTCCTCCTCCTGCTTTAGATCCTGTGAATGATCCTGTTACTCCTGCTGGATATCCGGATGTCAACCAAGGTGTTCCTGGCCCTGATTTTTGATAAATCCAAGAAACTCCTGATGTATTTATAACAATATCCCCATACTTACCTATACCGTTATCCCATCCTCCTGTTGCGTTAGAATAGATTGGGTATGTATAGAGTGTAGTATTTACCGGTATTTGATAAGCATCAGCAAGATATAAGCCTAAAGATGCACTATAGTTATCACTTTTTATTTTATTAGTAACAACATCAGCAATTTCAGTGGAATTAAACTGTACAAGAATACGGCTTGCCTCACCTATTCCAGTAACACCGGAGTAACCTGCTATCTCGATTATCTCATCCAATCCTGCATTAGATGAAGAAGCTTCACTAGAAATAAATGTATCTTTTTCGGGAAATATTCTATATACTGCCATATTATAATGTTGTTATTCTTCCTTTAATATCTGTTGTTGGGAATTTTACTTCAAAAATCATAGGATCGTAAGAGGGGTACACTGTATTGCTTCTAGTAGCTCCGCTTATATCGTATGCATATTGAGAGTACTCTCCTCCTGCTAAATTTACTACTTCTATTTTTTGAACTGTTTGTACTCCTTTTACTTGATCCAATAGTGTATATAAATTCGATAAATCTATTGGTTGATTTATATTCCACTTTCTAATATCAAAATAACTTTGTAGAAGATTATTACATTGTATTAGTACGTCTCGTCCTGTATAGTTAGGTCGTACAACTACGTCAAAATTTATACCTACATTAACTACGAAAGCATCCTTAATGTTAATAGCATCTGTTAGTGTCATATACTCTGCTAAGTACTTTTTTAAATTAGACTTTAGAGTAGGGGTACTTGTTATTAAGTTTCTATTACTATCATACGCTAAGGTATACAGTGATAGTGAAAGTGGGTTACTGTCTATAATACTATCTGTTGCAGAGTTTGGATTTGTTAATTGGTCTTGTGTAATATACACTTTTCCTATAGATCCGTACTTAGATGGTAGAGATAATGCACGTACTGTGTAGTCTTGTAGTGTTACCGCTCTTCCTTGTTCATTAAAAGCCCTCATAGAGTTTTGTCTTAATTCTTCAACCGTATCTCCATCTCTACCTCCTGAGGCTGCTTGAGGGTTGTTAAAGGTTAAGTTTATACCTGTTCCTACTTTATTGACTGATACTACATTTGTTATTGTATTAGCTGGTACGTTGGATACTACGCCTCCTCCTACTAAGTAGTTTATTTGTAAGGTACCTTGAGGAGCTAATCCATAGGTTTGGGTGTGTAAAAAGTTAGAAGGATCATATGCATAATCTATTCTAGAAATTCCTTGAGAGGTTCCTAAACCTACATTGGTAGGATCTGGTGTTAGTATTTCATCGCTCTGACCTGTTATACCTGCTCCAAATTGTACTTGTAATTGACCTGTAGAGGTAAATCTAGTTACAAATCTACGGGGTACTCTCTGTAAAGAGAGCATGTAAGGAACTGTTCCTGAATCTGTACTAGAATTTGCTGTATCTACAAACACTGTATCCTGCCCTAGGAAAGGTACTTCATACCAAAGATTTCCTGTTCCGTTATTATCTATTATTGAAAGTATTCCTATAATATTTACATCTTCTAATGTAATTGTTTTAAACTTCTCTACACTTGTAATGGTTTCAGTAGCGGTTTTTACTTCCCCTGAATATGCTTTTACTGTTTTTATTAGTCTAAATTGATCTGGTTCTCCATTCACATCTAAACTACTTACTACAACATCTGTAGGGTTGTAGGAACTGGAAAAAGAGAAATCTATTGCTGTGTTTATGAAAAATTTAGGTTGAGAAGTAACTGTTGCACTAAGTTGTGTTCCTGCTGCAATTTCTAAAGTTTGAGACCAGTCTGGTTCTCCGTTAATTGTTGCATCTACTAGATGTGATACTTCTATATCTACCTCAGATACTGTAGTTACTTTTGGACGGTAACCCATCATATAAGCTAAGTTGTATAGGTTTGCAGGATTTTTTGCATATTGCAAATATGTTTCTTGCAATTGCATATCTTGATAGAAAGATAAGACATCTCCTACGTATGCTGCCATTTCTATAAACATCATACCTGGAGAGGTAGGAGTAAAGTCATTATAGGTATTAGGAAAGTAGTTCTTTGCGTACTCTATTAATTGACTTCTAAAGTCTGTAAAGTCTTTATTTACGTATTTTATTTCTCTATCTTGAGCCATTATTGTTCAAAATTTATTAGCAATTCGTCTTGTATATTGGTGTTTGCAATACTGTACCTTAAAAATAAAGTAAAAGTATTACTATCTGGTGAAGCTTGTGTTGTTAGCTGGTTTACTATTACGTTAGGAAACCATGTAGCTAATCCTGTTTGTACAATGTATTCAATCTCATCTTGTCCGTCTTCTGTCATTTGGTCAAATAACACAGCTCTTAAACCTGCTCCTAAATCTGGGTTAAAAAATCTTTCTGATTTACCTGTCAGGAAGTAGTTAATTAGATTAGCTTTGATTGCATCTTGAGTGGTATAGGTGGTAGTAAATACCTGGTCTGATGTAAAAGGTAATCCTACTCCTACTCCAACGCTTGGTTGTAGATCTAAAGGGTTTATTTGCTGTACTTTAAATGCCATTATGCTCCGAATCTTGCTTTATCTTTTTCTACTGATGCTTTATAAATTGCTCCTGCGTTTTTTGCAAAGCTTAAAGTACTTAAATCTAAACCTGGTGCTGGCCTTGTTTGAAAACTTTCTATAGGGTTCATTCCTAATCCAGGTGCTTGAACCATGTCAGAAGTTGCACTTACTAAATCTCTATATGATTCTTGAGTCATTGAAGCTCTTGTTTCATTTAAGATATCCATAATCGGATCTCCTGTTTTTACAGGATTTACTACAGGTGGTTTGTATGTACTCTGTGGAGTGATGTGTGTCACTACTGGAGTTGTTGATGTGTTTTTTACATCTTCAGAAAGAATTATTTCCAATTCTTCACGAACGGCCTCTTTTACTGCTTCTTTTATTAATTTTTTAAAAACATCTAACTTCATATTAATAAATAGTTATGTTATGGTAATTGATTATCTATTCTAAATTTAATTTCATCTAATAGTACTTGAGTAGAGGAACTGAAGGATGGAGGTCCTTTTAACACTATGATCCCTCTCCTATCTTTAGCAACTGCATACCTTCTAGGGGCTATTTCTGGTGAGTTAGGATCTTGTATAATCTCTAATTTATAGCCTCTATATTCGTAATCTATATCTGGTGTTCCTTCTGATCCTGTGTTCTCTATAGGTTGTGCAGCATTTATCAGGTCTTTCAATTCTTGTGATGAATTATTTGCTAAACATGCTTCAACTGCAATATCTATTGATTGTAGTTTTAACTTTACATTGGACAACACTGGTGATATTCTGTCAACAGTTGATGTAATTGCTGCTGCTTCGTTTGAAAACTTATCTAACTGGGTGTTTAATTTATTAATTCGGTCACTATACTTGTTTAATACACTTACCGGTATACCTATTCCTCCTGCCTGTGGAGGAATGATTGCAGTAGGTGTTGGTATCTGTTTTATAATTTGTATTGCTAATTTTAACGTAGTTACTGTAATATTTAACTTAGAAGCTACTGGTCGGAATTTACCTACTCTACTTTCTATTAAATTAATTTGCTTTAATAAATTATTTCTTAATGCGATTATTCTCTTAAGTTCATCTACATTAGGACATTCGTTTATAAATTTATTTAAAGCTTGAAGTACTTGTTGCTGTACGTATGCTATAAGTTTACCTCTCATACTTCCTACTTGACCCGCTACTATAGCTGCCATACCTCCTCTTACACCTCCTGCTTTGTATGCATTTTTAAGCTTTTCAAAATCCTTTCTTACTTTATCAGCTTTCTTCTTAATATCTTCTGCTTTTTTCTTAGCAGCTTCTACTTTAGCTTTTGCTTTATCAAAGTCTTCTTTTGCTTTACGTGCACTAGCAAGTGTTTTATCTATATTCTGCTGAGCTGCTTGTGTTTCTTGTTCTGTTGCCATTATTCTACGTATACTTTCTTAGATAAGGTGTTGGATAGGTTAGATCTTAAAGTAGCAATTGTTGCTTGTAATGCTCCTCCTTCTTCTATCAGAGAAGTTACAGGTCCTCCACTAACCGCTACTGCTTGCGACATTGCAGCACTAACGCTCTGTAGAGCATCTAGTAATTCATTTACCCAGTTTTGCATTGCTAATCCTCTTATAACCGGCTGTCTAAGTGCTAATGGTGCTGTTCGTGCTTTTTCTCCTAAAAGAATTGTCTTACCATCAATGCAGATGTAATCATTAGCATCAAAGTTTAGAGTTTTTGCGCTTAATCCTATAGAGTCTTTTGCAGAAATTAATATACTTTCTTCTTTAGCATTTATTATAATTCTCCCTGCATTAGCTACTATCTGGTTTCCTATATAATTTTTAGGATCTATTGGTGCAACATCGTAAGTACTTCTTTTACTATTTGCTGGTGTTATATTAACTATATGATTAGTTACGAAGTATAGTGAATTTGCATCTTCGTTTATATCTTCTTTAATTAAATCACTACCATTGGTAGTTTCTATTTGACCGTTACTTATTAATATTACCGGTTTTCCATCATCATTCGGTGAGGGTAGACTAGCTGGACCTTTACTTCCTCCAAACCTAATTGATTGTCCTAATCTCCCTTCTATTAGAGTATCTCCAGGATTTGCTGCTAATGGATTGATTGTCTTTTGTTCAGGAAATCCTTTTAATAGGTCATCTTTCCAATTCTCTTGTAAAGTATCTGGTGCTGCATTGTGGTGTGGATGATTCCATACATTTACAACCTCTTTCCAGTACACTCTGGTTTTACCTGGATTATCTATACTTCCTGGATCTGCTCCATTATATAGGGTTACCATTTCTTTAGGTAGTGGGAGAGTTCTATTTTGAGCACTTCCTTGGTAGGCGAAAGGGAATTTACGTATATCTGTCTCATCAGCCGGTACTTTAGGAGATCTGTAGTATACTCCATTTATCATACTAGCATTCTCACAATACGGGTCATCTAAGGTTAGTACTACATATACTACTCTTCCATATTGAGATACCCCTGAGGTATTCCCTGAGGATCCTTTTCCTCCTGAGGCTTTTCCTACTGAACTATTTAGGTGAGATGAATATGCCATTACTCTTCTTCTTTCTTATCTAACTGCTTTCCTAGTTCTTCACTCTGTTCCATTAGTTTTGCAAGCTCTTCTGGGTTAAAAAAGTCTGCTTCAGATCCTTTTCCTGCCCCTTCAAGTCTTTGAACAAGTGCTACCATTTTAATAAGATGCTCATCATTCTTTACTCCAACTTCTAAATATTCCTTAATCATAGGAACAACTAAAGTTGCATCTCCTATGTTCTCAACAAGAGGTTTTAATTCTCCAATAAGAGCATTAATCTGTTTCTCTTTATTTTTAGAATTGTCGTAAATTTCTTTTAGAACATCAGAAACGGTCTTTTTCCCG